GACATAAACTCTTTGACAGCTTTGGAGATGGTGTTAACTTCTTTAACAGCACCCTCAATCTGATCCTTACCGAAGGCACCCAATAGTGTCTTAAAGGTAGAGTTAATTTTCTTACCTGAAGCCAAGGTTGTTTCCTTAGCAGTACCCATGAACCAGCGCATCTCGGAGTTGTTACGAGGGCCACCTACGTTGTAGGGCATTACGTCCATCTTGTTAGGCGGGCGGGCCTTACGGACATTGGTGACGTAGATGTGGTCAAGGTATGGGTCTGGAACTTTATAGACCAGTTGGTCAGACTTCAGCTTGTCACGGCAAATGCTACGGTTAGTGACAAGGTCAAGCACAAGCTCGTCCTCTGGCACTCTAATAGATTGACCATCTACACGATAGGCGATATCGGTATAGCCATCAGCAAGCTCAATAACTTCACCACCCTCAGCTACAACTGACTTGAGCCTTGCAGAGGACTTGATGTTCCAAGTGGTGTCGTTGATATCAAGCACCGCATTATAAGCCTTGACGATCTTCTCAGAAGGAGCTTCACCGTACCGTGTGTGGTACAAGGCCTTGAAGGATGTCTCGTCAGGAGCATGACGCATGTAGGAGTATTCACCATCACGAAGATGGTTGAAGAAATCAGCAAGTTTGTCAGCTTCTTTTGGTTTAAGAGCCTTGATGGTTTTGCCATATGGCTTGAACAACTCAGGTACACGAGCTAGGCCAGCCTCAGCTTGCATAACTTTAGCACCTAGGCGATCACCAAGACGAGAGGTATATGGTTCAAAGATCCTGTTGATAGCGTCAAATACGAAGTTAGACTTCTGCACAAGCTCTGCTTGATCACCAACACCAAGAACATCAAGTCTACGATCAGTCTGGATGTACCAGCCTCTCTTAGCCAAGTTGTCAGTACCATCTGCTTTGACAACACGGAAGCTAGGGTCAGCCTTAGCTACAGCTTCTGCGGATGCCTTAGTTGGAAAGGCTGCACCTGAACCTTCTTTACCAAAGGTAAGAGCAACCTTGTAGTCGTTGCTTCCCTCGTCAATAAATGTGCTAAGACGCAGGCCAACATCTGACACAGAGTTAGTGATCCTATCAGATGCCTCTACAGCTAGTCTCTGAAGTGTAGTCTTAGGCAGGTACTCACCGAAGTGAGTCTGTCTATTGATCTCTTCAAGCTTCTCCATCAGAACAGTCTTACGGGTGCCATCACGATAGGTGACACCAGATGGTCTCTCGTTAGGCTTGTTGACGATGGGGTCTAAGCTAGTCTCATCCAAAGCACGGCCAGCGGTTACCTTGTCAACTTGGACACCCTCACGTTCTACTTGACGGGCCATAGCAGCACCTGCTGTAGGCTCATCAGCAAGGACTGCGATAGCATCAACACCACGACGAATGTTCTTGACAGATGCTCTAACTCCACTTGTCAGGCCCTTGACGGACTCACCAGCACCAACAAGATCCATGATACCCATGGTGAAGTTAGCACTTGCGAAGGGGTCTTTGCCTAGGTAGGTCGCATCATTGGCTACCTTGTACAGGTTCCAGATGGAGTCACTAGAGAAGAAGCCTTCTTGCTTACGTTCATTGATGTAGGTTGTGGCCCAAGTCTCAAACTCTGCTGGTGTTTTATTGAGGAAGGCCTGCTTGATATCCTCACCTTCTCTATTGGATCTGAAGGTGGTGTTGTCAACGATACCAATGGTCATCTCACGCAGTACGTTAACATCAACAAAGGTTAGAATCTTACTGAAGAGACCCTGCTCATTCTGGTCGATAGCATCTGCCATCTTCTTATCCCAGATAGCCATGTTGGTCATACCACGAGCAGCCTCAGGGTTTACATCCTGACGGGTAAGCGCAAGACCCTGCATCAACACAAACTCAGAGGCAGACATATCCGCTTCTTTAGCTAGACGCTGAGCAACAATAGTCGATGCCTCATCCACAGGGATACCAGCCTCATAGGCGTCATTGGCCTGAGCAGCTACTGGGTAGTTGACAGAGGCAGAGGATCTTGCAGTGGCGTCTAGGTTGTTATCACCGATAGCTTTAGCATCTTCGATGTTAGCCAAAGGAATGTCTAGGCTAAGGGATAGGTCTCCGTTGGCTGAGATTTGACTGTCGCTTGTTGGATTCTTAGGCTGTTCCTGAGCTAGAGGCTGCGAGGCCATGTCAGAAACAACTTTGTCATTTGCAATTTCAGCTTGGATAGTAAGACCGTTAGCCACTTCTGTTCACCCTCAAATTAGTTTGCCAATTAACCGCACGAGTTCCCCTTAGGGAAGTTATGTGGTAGCCTGCTTTGGCATAAGGCCAGAAAAGACAGTGCTAGGCCCACTGGCAGGGTTCATAAAGGAACCTGCAAGGCCGAAACCAACACCGCTTACAGCATCATAAAGTTTAGCTTTGCCCTGTGCGCCGAGGCTAGTCTGCTCTAGGCTGAACAGTTGATTGCCCAAGCCGCTCATCTGATTGCTATAGCCAAGGTTAGAACCGAACTGAGAAGCTGCACTACCCAAGCCACCAGCCAAGCCTGAGCTATCCGCAACACCAGCAATAGTTGCTCTGTTGGTGATGCCAGCACGAGCTAGGATGTTCTGGCGAATAGCTGATCTACGCTGTCTGGTAGCCTGTACAGCAGCCTGTTGTTGTTGGACAGCTACTGCTTGCTGTTGAGCAGCTACAGCCTTCCCAGCAGCCTTAGAGGAAGCGATAGAGCCTGCTACACCCACACCACCAGCAACAATAGCGGCACCAGTAAGAGCAGCCGTAGCTGCCGTGGCACCAAGTGCAAGTCCAATACTTGTGAATACTGGCATATCAGAACTCCTTCATGTAGTGGGTCTCCGCCTTAACGTAACCCTTTTTTTCATAGACCTTAGAGAGGTCAGTAACTCTTTCAAGGTAGGCAATTCCAACATACTTGATGTTGTTGTTTACAGCCCACTCCTCGTATTCCTTTAGAAGACGGAAACCAGCGGAAGAGTTCCTATGTTCTTTACTGACAAACCAAGCAATGTCTGTGGATATTTTGTCACTTGAGAAGAGTGGCTCCATATACACACAACAAATAAAACCAACTAAGTCTCCATCCCTATCCGCTACGAAGGTCTCGAAGCTATCTACTTCGAGGGTCTCCAAGAAAACTCTCTGTGTCTTTTGAGGGTCAAACTTGTAGGGAAGTTTAGCTTCTTTATGGAACTGTTTGAAAAGCATAAGGCAGTCCAGAAGATCGTCAGCCACTGCTTTTCTGATGGTAATACTTGACAAGTTTAGAACCTTTTGTTTCCTGCTTGAACCATACCCCACCCAAGAAGAATGAAGTCCTTACCTACTTCACTCTCATACCGAAGTCTGACGGAACGTCCATGACCACGGATCTTGAGCTTAGTTACGATAACATCTTCTGGGTAAGGGAACTCAGACAGGTCGTTGACGTTGACAATGACAGGATACTTAAGTCTATATGCTTGCTGTGGTGCTGCAAAGAAATTCTTGAAGTCCCAAGCAGTTGACACAAGTAGGGATGATGGTCTGATGGAGGTATAGCTACCACCTGTAAGTTCAAAGCCCTCTTCAGTCAGCCTTGTGTAGACAGCTAGGTAAGGTGCATTCTTCTTAGTGACAAGGTCACCCATGAAGTCATAACCAGCTTCAGCAAACGAAGTGTACTCTGTGTCACCCCAATCAACGAAGTCTGTTGAGTTAAAGCCAGCCATGGTAAGCTTATTGGTAGCCCCGTCTCTTGCTAGAAGGATGATCGTTGCGTCACCGCTAGTGTATGGACGAGGGATGATTGACACAACATCGTCACCAGTGGACAGAACTACATCATCACCAGTAGAGATTACAACATCAAGCGTAAGATCCTCTGAGCCATAACCAGAGTAGAATGCTGAACCAACAACACAGTTGGTGTTAGTAGCCTGATCTTCGATGCGCCAAGGGTAAAACGCTTGAAGCGGAATGTCAAGGATTAAAGCATTATTGAGCTTAGATGTGATAGTTTCGTCAGCATCTGGGTAGAACCAGTAGGCCTTCTTAGCAATACCATCATACTGAGCTACTACATTCTCTTTGACGTTGGTGCCAAGCCGATCCCAGAAGGTCTGGATGGTGGGCTGAGAGATACTCTGCTCTTGTGCAGAACCAGAGACTTGGTCAAAGTTAAGTGTATGAATACCAAAGCGTGACCACCAAACAGGAACACCTTCAACAGCAAGGAAGCTAGATGGTGATGCAATGCCTACGGTTGACACACGGTTGATAGAATAGGTGCTAGCTGTAAAGACGCCATCGACACCAGTGATCTGCCATACACCATTCTCAGCGAAGACAAACAAGGAAGTCTTAAAGGCATAGAGAACTTTGATACCAACAGCATCTGCAATCCTGACAGAACCACCATCAGTATCCAGTAGGTCACTTAGGTATTCAGCAGTTGGGTCATTGACCTGATAGCAAGTACCAAAGTCATTCTGGTTCTCAATAAGTTTAGAGAATAGGATGGTGCCTGAGTTAGCCGCACTGTTCAAGCCGCCATAAAAGATACGGCCAGAGAATGCTACGACAGACTTAAAGCGAGAGGACTCATACTCTACAGGGATGCCTGCAATACCTGACACACCTGATCTGTCCTTAGCAAAGAAGTTAAGAACGAAGTGTCCGTTGGAAAGGATGGACGAGCCAGCGTAGATTTGCGCCCACTCTGTGTAGCTATAGTTGCCATCAGCATCCTTGCCAGCAAACCATGGGTGCGTCAGTGGACGGAAGAGTTCGTTAGGACCACCACCTACACCCCAGCCTGAGTTCTTAGCATCGTACTGGCGCACTGCTGGCGTCGCACCGTTAGACCCTAGGTCAGACGTATAGGTACTTGTGTCACCCTGCCAAGAGAAATCACGCACGTTAATCGCATAACCCGTATGGGTAATGGTATTGGTGTTAGAGTTGTATGACACATAGAAAGTGTCAATAGCCTCAGAGGATACTAGGAGGAAACCCTTCAGGGAAGTAAAGCTACACTTAGCATTACCAGAACCAATAGAACCTGAGAACTCGTAGGAGCTTAGATTAACTGTGAAGGACTCTTGGGCTGCGGAGTAGGGTAGGCTAGCTTTGTTGTAGAAGTGGAGAGTACCACCGACCTGTACGATCAAGAACTCTTTGTTAGCTAGGCCACCTGCGTTAGTCCAATCACCAGTATTGACAACATCATTGTCACCAACAGTAAAGGAGGACAGCACAGCGCTCTCCTCGTAGGCAACACCTAGGCGTCTACGTCTGGAGCCATCCTTACGGAGGTCACAGTTAAGCTCATCAACTGATGCACCCTCAGGAAAGGTAAGCTCACCAGCCTCGGTAATAAGACCTTTGACAAAGTTATTTACTGTCTTCTGGCTGTAGCTTTGCGGCATCTGCTATCTTCCGTTCCTTACGTTCGGCTGCGTAGTTATCACGGCGAACTGTTGAGGTCTCTTTAGAATTGACTAGGTACATCTCAAGTGCCCTCTGCGCTGCGTTAGAGGACGTATAGAGGCCCTCTAGCTTTGCTGGCATCTTCCCTATGCTAGACTTGATAGACCACATCCCAGTGCCGTTAGAAGCCCTGCTGACAGTGAACTCAGTCTTGAAGTTAGGATGAGTGGTGGATACCTTATCGTCAGTAACCTTAACGTCCATAGTTGATCCGCTTGTTATTCTTACGGGTCTTGTACATGTCGTTCTGAACGGCTGACTTAAGGCGTCTAGCTGTCTGCTCAATCTTAGGATCACTACCAGCTTTAAACAAAGAGAAGCAGGTAGACTTAGCTTCCGCTAGCAAGAGTGGCATCAGTGTCTCATCTAGGTCAGGCTCGAAGCTGTCTGAGATAGTGAATACAGAGTACTTAGTTCCAAAGGCTTTAGTCTTAGACGCCTGAAGAGTAGCTTCGACTGCACTATTGTAAGCGTTCATAACAATATAATCATCATCAAACGAAGTGTAGTAGCTAGGCATCTGGTCATTCATGACAACCAACTTAGTCTCACCATCTAGATCAGTGATGACACGACCAGAGGTAGACTTAGGCATACGACTGAAGAACACCTCAGGCTCTACGTAAGTGACAATCTTGTAGTCAACACCACCACTTGTATCTACGTTATAAAATAACTCAGTGATCTCTTTGACACCATTAGGGTAGGTGAAGTGAGTTGGTCTAGCCAACTGTGACAGAGATGTGATGGTGAAGGTTGTCTTAAGCTCAGGGATAGTACGAGCAGCAACGATGTTGTTGTATACGTCTTTGACGACAGATGCAATCTGCTGTGCCTCAGTGGTGTCAGAGATGCTGTTAACATCCTCCGAGTCCATGTCATTGAGGATCGACTGTACGATGTCTAGAAGAGTTGTTCTCATAGCTCAGGCAACCCCACAATTGTCAAGAAACCAGCCGCATAGTCAACATTGCAAGCTGCATCTGCACGAGAGAATACTTCAATATAATCATTCTGATTTAGAACGGTATAGCCAGTTACTGTGATGGAACCCCAGTTCACAGGGGCGATAGTGCGAATGGTTTGAGAACCACCAAGAAGAACACCATTCTTATAGATGCTCCAAATAACATTTCTATTCTGAGAGGTAGCATTACGAGTTGACAGAGTAAGGGTAATCTGTGTGCTGATAGATTGAGTACCAGTGTAACTCAGACGGGCAGGACTAGAAGCAGCAAACCCTTCATTATATGACACAGAAAATACTGGATTGATGATAGTGTCTGACGTTGTACATGCGTGTACATACGAAGGTGTAACTGGATCAAAAGGAATGTAAGCACCAATCACTTGATGGTGGATCTTCCATAAGCCAGTACCAGCACCATCAGCAACATAGATAGAACCTGACTGTGCCGTTGCTACACCCTTAGGCTCATGCAGATAGGGATCGGTAAGTGTGCTGTGATTAACATTTACCATGGTGTTGGTAACTCCTATGTGTATATACCTAACGGGCAAGCCGTAGTTTATTATACGGTTGGTTTACTATTCTGTCAACAACAAAATAGGGTGGGGTACCCTAGCTAAAGGATACCCCTGAAGTCTAAGCTTACACGGTAGGCTCGGAGATCACGGTGACGAGGTTCTCAGGGCGATACAGCTTAACACCATAACGAGCAGTCGTAACGAACTCGGTGCGCTGGAAGTCCTTGTTGAACTCGGTGTCAACCGTAGGCATCTGACGCCATGCACCAACGAAGGGCAGGACCGACGACTCAGCCGAGAAGAACATGTTCGCTTTACCGTTGGTGACAGTGGTAGCACCAATGGTTTCCGAAGCAATGTCCGACAGGTAGTTCGAGGTGTAAACGTCGAAGCCATAGATGTTGGCAACAAACGACATACCAGTTGCAATACCAGTGTTCACGATACCTTCCCACTTAGGGTTGTTCGAGACGTTGGTCAGTTGCGACAGGGTGTTCAGTTCGTACTCAACCGAAGGATCGACGATTGCAACGAGGTTACGCTGTGGGACTTTGCCCTTCTTCAGCGAGTGCAGAGCCTTAGCGAAGTCAGCCACACCAATTGCATTGCCAGAACCCGAACCGATCATACGGTGAGCTGCACCGTTGATGAGGTTTGCGCTACCGGCAGTCTGGTCACCCTGACGAGCCATGATGTCCGACTCAAGGCGCTCCATCAGAGCACGTTCTTGCAGAGGAACGAACTGCGACAGAACTTGGTTCGAATAGAACACATCCTGCTCAGCCTTACGGGTCAGGTAGTTACCAGCCTGCAAGTACTCGGTGATTGCAAAGGTGAACTGTGCATCATCCAAAGCGTTGTAGGTTACTGCGGTATCTTCCGAGTAGTTGTTGATGGTTGCGTCACCCAGCGAAGGGATCTTGAAGGTGTCACCATCAGGAAACTGGTCCAGCCAGTTGACGTACTTCATGCCTTGCAGTTCGTCACGCAAGATCTCAGTCAGTTCCGAGGACCAAACCTCAGCACGTTTCATCAGCGCCAAGGACGCTACGGTATTGCCAGCCATTGTATATCTCCTAAATTAGCTGTAGAACTTCTCGCCAAGTTTGTCGGCATCAGCCATCATTTGTTGTTGGAACTTGGGGGAGAAGTAAAGGGTACGATTCTCACGACGAACTTTCTGATAGTAATTAAAAGTACGTTCGTTCGAACCACTCATGTTAACGCCTTCGGTCCTTACGGAACCGTTGACAAGGGGATTGATATGACGAGCTTTCTCTCCGATCAAAGCAAAGAATGCGTTAGGCGATTCTTGTGCAATCTCTTTAAGTCTGTCCATCGACATACCAAGTTCTTTGGCTTTACCTGCAACCACGTTAGCTGCTTCAGTGCCAAAGGTTTTAGTCAACTCTTCATCAACGACAGAGAGATTGCGTTTAAGCAAAGCCTCTTGGTCACGTTGAGAAAGCGTCTTCTCTACAAGGCTCTTTAGGTCTTCTGCACTAAAGGTCTGGTTGGTGTTACCGCCCTCAGTGTCGCTGCCATTGTTAGCCAGCCCAGAGTTTCCTGCTGCGAGATCAGGGGCCTTACTCTTAGCTTGGGACAACACCGCTTCTGCATACTCTTTTCTTTTAAGCTCCTCACGCATTTCTGCCAGTTGCTCTTCGAGAGTTTTGATGTAGCCGTCAGCTTCTAATTTGCCTTTAGCTAGCACCTCAGGATTGCGCCAGTTGTCACCTTTGGCTAGTGCGAGTTTGTCTACAAATGACTCTGTGGTTTGAGTTGTATCTGCGACTTGCTCTGTAGTCTGACTTGCGCCCTCGGTTTGGCTTTTGTCAGAAAATACCATAACTTATTCCTTGTCTAGGTTGATCATATCAAGCACTGTGGTTAGCGCTCGGTTGAAACCATTCCTATCAGCCTGCTTGTATGCCCACGAGGGACTATCATAGTCAGTTGATGGTGTGGTATCCTTGAGCATTGGCTCAAGAATCTCTTTAAGTCTGTCAAGAGTATCACGTTGAGACATGACCAACTTCTTGAGAGCTTCTTTATCTTCCTTAGTCTTACACTTCTGAAACCAAGCAGCCTTCATTAGAGACCCTTCTCAGCCATAACCTGTTGCTGCTCTTCGAACTGCACCTGTGCTTCGGTAGCAACCTTCTTAGTATCCATCTGTTCCTTGACAGAGATGTTCTCAGAGAAGAGTGCAGGCTCACCAAGCTCTTCGGTAAGGATACGAGCAAACTCTTTGCCTGACAGATGTACACCGATAGTAGGATCGGAGGCTTTGATCTGAAACAGTTGTGTCAGTGTTTGAATACGCATTGCACGTTCTGCAAAGTGACGGGCACCCATAGGAACAATCTTGCCATTAGCTTTGATGTCTTCCTTGGTGATCTCTTCGAAGAATGGCAAGCCTGTGTCAACGTTGAGTACACGGATGATGTCGGTGTAGTTCATGTTACGACGAGCAGCCTCAAGCATAGCGTTGAGGATAGGCTCAAGGAACACACGCTCGAAGTGAGCAGTCTTGTGCTGGAAGATACGGCCAGCAGAGTTCATCAGGGACTGTACTTCAAAGGCTGTCTTCTCGCCAGCAGAACGGATACCCATAGCTTCACGTGGGGCACCAGCCAACATCTCCATCTTAGCCTCTAGGGCTTGGATCTGGAAGTCTGCGTTAAGGGCAGTAGCATCGGGTACAAGGTAACCAACGTCACCTTCTTCGCCAATGTAAATACGTTCAGCAGGTGCGAAGTCAAAGTCTTCAACATCACCTTTGATCTTAAGCATAGGGTATGCGATCTGATCGAACACATCTGCCTTAAGGTTTTCCAAGTGGTCGATGCGGTACTGCATACCTACTAGGTTGTCCAACGGACCCATGGCGTAGAGGTTGTCAGGGCGCTCACGCCAGCCTGCATGGAACACTGGGGCAGTACCTAGCCAGCTAGGGTTCTGCTCGTTGTAGATGACGTATGAGCGGTCTACGACAGTGATGACACGGTTGTTAAGGAACTGGCCTGAGTTGGCATCATAGATGTCACCGTAGAACGTAAGGATCTCTACGTAGTTCGACTCGTAGTATTCACGCAGAGAACCAAAACCATCAGCTACATAACCCTCAGACTTGAGGTTATCTACGTCTGCACCCGAAGTGACAGCAGCACGATTGCTAACCATCTTGGAGAAGATTTCTTCGTAGTAGGCGTTGTCAACTGTTGCCTCTAGCTTACGCTTAATCTCACCTAGCGTGAGAACACTTCTGACAATCTTAGGTGTGCTAGCAAAGTCAGCGGCAGTAGGATTGAATGCAATATCGAAAGGGGAAATACGAACAAGCTTAGGTCCAACATAGTTGACAACTCTCTCACCATTCTCAAACTCAGTGTAGTCATTGACAAAGTCTACAGTTGCAAAGCAGTTGCCATACTGGATGTAATCACTGACAAGACGGTTGACCGTTGTCTCGAAGTTAGACATACGGATCTTGTTTTCCATGTAGGACTGGATGACGTTGCGCTTACGCTTTACGTTGGAGTCCTTATCGTAGGCTTCAAACTTAAACCAACGCTGCTGAGGGAACAGAGTTGCAATGTAGTTAGCGTGAAGGTTATCTGCGATCTGTGTCAGCTTAGGTGTGGTGGTAGAGTTAGTCCACGGAAGCTTCTTATTGGAGGTGGTGCTGGTGTCCGTAGCATAAAGGTAGTTACGGAGTTCTTTCCACTCGTCAGCTTTCTTAACACGGGCATTAGTCCACGAAGACCAACGGTTCGCAATGTCCACAGCAAGTGCATGTGGATCAATGATGGAATCAAGATCAATAGTTGTGCCAGCCATTAAAAGCTTACGCCTCCGAACCTTTGGTTAAACTGAACAACATTACCTTTGTCTCTTCTAATAGTACGAGCAGGTTTAACTGCCATGTCAACTACTGAAGCTAGAGCGTCGATAACATCATCATGAGGTGGATTACGGGAAGATAGTTCTTCCTCTAGGATCTGAGTATTACCACCTCTGTAGTGCCAGATACTCAAGTTGTCATAGCGTGGTTCCAAGGCAGCAGAGATACGTTCCTGCTTGTTGCCGTGGTTCTTGTTAGGTCTGAACTCTTCGATGCTGATAGCCAAGCCATGCTGCTTGACAAGCTCTTTGAGTTGTTTGACGATTGCTACTTGGGCTACCGTAGTCTCAGCCCTGAGTTTTCTGAAGGACCACTTAGTTGACAGATGAAGGATATGCTCGAAGTAGTCAGAGATCCTGTCAGTCTTAAAGCGGTCAATGTCTAGAACGTAGATGTTGTTGTCTGCGTCAATACCAATGACAACAATGGCAGTATAGTCAGCCTTTTTTGACAAGCTGAATGCAAAGTCAACGGCAGCAAAGACATTCAAGCGTTGGTCTTTGAAGAACCACTGACCACTCTCTAGCTTCAAGAACTTACGGTCGAAGTACTGGAACTTGTCAGAGCCTACAGGTACGTTATCAGGATCAGATGGATCGTTGTAGTACTGCGCCCTGAACTGACCTTTGTCTAGGTACTGCCCACGCTTCTTGGCTAGGATCTTAATGTCAAAGCCAAACCACTTACCATCTTTACGTTGTTGACGGGGCCAAAGCATTTGCCCTGTGCCATCTCCACGGTCTTCTACTGGCTTCTCGAAGATCTCGTAGATGTTCTCTTCGCCAACTTTATTACCGTCACCATCGAACTGGTCTTCAGTCATTTGGAGCAGATCATTGTATAGGTCTGCTGGATGGTACCTAGTGCCTACGACCCACTCCTTAGCTTCTGCACCTTCGATAGATGACAAGAGGGAGTACTGGGACTTAACTTTATTACGGCCTTCACCTGAGTATGCGTTCTCATAAACAACAATGTCATCTAGAACTGCAATGTCACAATGCAAACCAGTAAGAGATGTAGTCAGACCACCAGTAAAGATAGATGGGTCTCTTACGTTTTCTTTCTTACGGGCTGGGTGGTCGAGTGCAATCTCTGAGTTAGTCCACTTAGACCGCTTGCCTTCGTCAGCATTGACATGGTCAGGCCAGTACCTACGGTAGATCTCAGAGGTAAAGATACCTTTGATAAACCCTAGCTGCTTCTCTGCAAGGTTAGCTGTTGCTGAGATATAGAGTACACGCAGTGTTGGGTGTTTGGTTAGGTACCAAGCTACACGATAAGCTACGAGCCTAGACTTACCATGGTCCCGTGGGAATAGAAGTAGTTGGTGAGACTTGGAGTCTGCTCTATCCCACCAGTCACAAACATCCTCATGACACTGACCTAGTACCTGCTCAGGGGCTACAAGCTTAATGAATGTTGTTAAGTCAGCTTCAGCAGCAGCCCTGATTTGGTCTAATGTAGCCATACTAGCATGGTTCCTATATGGATGTCAAGAGTTAAAATGTAAACTATTTCTTCGCCATCGCCTCAACAGCAGATCTAATAGCTTTGATATTCTCGTCAATTCTTGCAAGGGCAATTGCCTGCCCCTGCACTGTGTCCTCTAAAGCTTTGAGTCTTGTGTCATGACGAACAATGTCGTTGGTGTTTGTTTGAATGCCATTACTCAT